CGGACCAGACCATGATGCCAACCTAGCAGATTTTATAGATGAGCAAACACTCAACAGTATGGCGTCTGAGCTTGTTTCTGATTTTGAAGCAGACAGAGAGTCACGGGCTGATTGGTCAAGAGCATACGTTAAAGGCTTGGATCTCTTAGGGATGAAGATTGAAGATCGCAGTCAGCCGTGGGCTGGGGCGTCTGGGGTGTATCATCCAGTCTTAACTGAAGCTGTTGTTAGATTTCAGGCACAGGCAATGGGTGAGTTGTTCCCCGCTTCTGGGCCAGTTCGCACAAAAATTATGGGCAAGTTAACACCTGAGAAGTCAGAACAAGCAAATCGAATACAAACTGAGATGAACTATCTTCTTACAGAAGAGATGACCGAATACCGTGACGAGACGGAACAGATGCTATTCAAGCTTCCTCTCGCTGGTTCGGCATTTAAAAAGGTTTATTACGATCCCTTAGAAGATCGCCCTGTTGCCGTATTCGTACCTGCAGAAGATTTTGTTGCTTCATATGGTGCATCTGATCTTGCTTCATGCCCACGATATACGCACATCATGAAGAAAACCTCTAATGAAATACTGCAGTTGCAGGTTGCTGGTTTCTATCGTGATGTTGATCTGCCAGATCCAGAGCCAGAGTTCACAGACATTCAAGAGAAATACGATGAACTGGATGGAGACACTGCGGTCTTAGAAGATGATGACCGTCACACAATTCTGGAGATGCATGTCACCATGAACATGCCAGAGGAGTTCGATGATCCAGACGGGATTGCCCGTCCTTACGTTGTCACCATAGATAAAAGCTCTCGTGAAATTTTAGCAATCAGACGTAACTGGTACGAAGAAGATGAAAAGAAAAAGAAGCGACTTCACTTTGTCCATTATAAATATCTTCCTGGTCTTGGGTTCTACGGCACGGGACTTATCCATCTCATTGGTGGATTGGCTAAATCGGCAACGTCTATCCTTCGTCAGCTTATTGACGCTGGTACGCTATCGAATTTACCTGCAGGTCTTAAAGCTCGCGGACTTCGCATTAAAGGAGATGATTCGCCTCTTATGCCAGGGGAGTTCAGGGACGTGGATGTCCCAGGTGGTGCGATTCGTGATTCCATTACGTTCATCCCTTATAAAGAACCAAGCGGTGTACTCTATTCGCTGCTTGGAAATATCGTCGAAGAGGGAAGGCGCATAGGTTCCGTTGCTGACATTCAAGTCGGTGACATGAATTCACAGGCACCAGTTGGAACAACACTTGCCCTTATGGAGAGATCCATGAAGGTTATGTCTGGAGTTCAAGCTCGTATGCATGCCGCAATGAAGAACGAGCTTCGCCTTCTTGCCCGTATTATTCGGGATTATATGCCAGAAGAATACGCCTACGAAATGGACGGTGACTTTAATCGCAGAAAAGATTTTGATGCTCGCGTTGATGTTATCCCCGTTTCTGATCCGAATGCTGCTACTATGTCCCAGAGAATTATGCAGTATCAGGCGGCTTTGCAGCTTTCTCAGCAAGCTCCCCAGCTATATGACATGGGAAGGCTGCATCGCCAAATGCTAGAGGTTCTTGGTATTCAAGATGCTGATGATATTATTAAACTGCCAGATGATATCAAACCAGCAGACCCAGTAACTGAGAACATGATGATTCTGAAGCAAGAGCCTGTTAAGGTATTCAAGTATCAGGACCACGAGGCACACATTGCAGTTCACATGTCGGCGGCTCAAGATCCAAAGATTATGCAGATGATAGGACAGTCTCCGTTTGCGCAACAGATACAGCAAGCAATGGCTTCCCACATAACAGAACACGTTGCCTTCCAGTATCGTCGTGAAATCGAAAAGATGCTTGGCGTTGAAATGCCAAATGAAGATGAGCCTCTGCCACAAGATGTTGAGGTGCAGGTATCAAGGCTTGCAAAAGAAGCAGCAGAAAAACTTCTTCAAAAAGATTTGGCAGAGCAGCAGCAAAAGCAAATACAACAGCAACAACAGGATCCCGTTATCCAGATGCAACAGCAAGAGCTTCAGCTTAAAGCTAAAGAGCTTGATCACAAAATACAAATGGACACACAGAAGTTGCAGCTTGATGCGATGGCAAAAAGTTCAAATGCACAAATTCAAGCGGAACGCATCGCCGCTGAGAACCAGCGCGAAGGGGCGCGTCTGGGAGTTAAGCTTGCTACAGACCTAGATAAGTCGCAGCGAGCAGATCAAAAAGAAGGTGCGAAACTTGGTATATCAATAGCGAAGGAGTTAACAAAGGGAGATGGATGACGTTTTTGCGTTGTTGAATCGAAAGATTGATGAATACGAGGAAGACATAAAAACCTTTCTCGCCGCAGGTCAGGCTGAAGACATTGCAATGTATAACAGAATAGTGGGCAGATACGAAGCATTGCAGTTCATGAAGCAAGATCTTAACGACATAGAAAAGAGATATGTTGAAACATAGAACTTTTTTATGTATCTTTCAAAGCAGGGAGACCTCGTGGCGTTGCCACGCAAGGTGACTGTGAACCTTAAATCACTGCAGGTAAAATATGTATACAGGTAATAAAACTACAGAAGAAAAGGTAGCTTCCAAACTACCAATACCCCAAGGATACAAGATCCTTATCGGTGTACCAGAGGTAAGCGACAAAACAGAAGGCGGCGTATTCATGCCTGATGGGCTTAGAGCCGCAGAAGAAACGGCGTCTATTATTGGATTTGTCATGGATATGGGGGCAGATGCTTACAAAGATCATGCTAAATTTCCGAATGGTCCGTTCTGCAAGAAGGGAGATTTCGTAATCTTTCGTTCTTATTCTGGCACTAGATTTAAAATTCATGGAAAAGAGTTTCGACTCATTAATGATGACACCGTGGAAGCGGTTGTTGACGATCCAAGGGGGTACACACGGGTATGAGCAATTTAGCTGAAGAACAAGACTTCGAAGACGAAACAGTCGCAGAAGCCGTTGAAAAAGCAAAGGAAAGTAAAAAAGACGAAAGCGATTTCGAAATTGAAGTCGTAGACGATCTTCCACCAGAGCATCAAAACAGACCTCGTCAAGCAAAGGATGCTAAGGTAGATAGCTCTCTTTCTGATGATGACGATGAGATAAAATCTTATAGTGAAGGTGTTCAAAAGCGCATTAAGAAAATAACTTGGGAGCGTGAAGAGAAAGAGCGCCAGCGTATTGAAGCAGAGAATTTGCGCGAAGAAGCTCTTCGTTATGCACAGCAGGTCAAGAGCGAAAACGAAGCTCTTCGTCAGCAGCTTGAAAGCGGCAAGAGTGTACTGCTTGATCAGGCTAAGGGAAGAGTTTCTGCGGAGATAGAAAAGGCTAAAGCAGCATATAAAGCGGCTTATGATAGCGGAGATCCCGATGCCCTTTTAGAAGCTGAGGATAGGCTTGATGAGCTACGTGATGAAAAACGTAGATACGAAAATTACAAGCCGCCCCAACAACAACAGGCTCCAAGGCCAGCGCCTCAACCCCAATATGAACAGCAAACCCAGCGACCGAAGCGACCAAGTGAACTGGCTTTGAAGTGGGCAGAAAAAAATCAATGGTTTGAAAAAGATCCTGAGATCACAGGGTACGCTTATGGACTTCATCAAAGACTTGTAACAGAAGGTGTTGCTCCAGATTCAGAAGAGTACTATACTACTATACATAACGCGGTTCGCCGTGTGTTCCCAGATAAGTTTGACGATGGGCCTATTGAGGAAGCACCCCAACGTCAAACTGGCAACGTGGTTGCCCCTGCCGCGAGAAGCGGAAAAAAACCACGCAAAGTGCAACTGACCTCAACGCAGGTCTCTCTCGCCAAGAGACTTGGTCTGACAAATGAGCAATATGCGGCGCAATTAATGAAGGAAGCATCCAAATGACAAACAGAACCCCACGCACCACAGAGACTCGTGAAGAGTCAAAGCGCAAAGTGTCATGGCAGAGACCTTCTATGTTACCTACCCCCGAACCCAGAGAGGGCATTGAGTACCGCTGGATTCGCACAGCAACACTTGGGCAGAGTGACAATACGAATGTTTCTTCCAAATTTCGTGAGGGATGGACACCTGTTTTGAAAGGGGATCATCCAAACCTTCAAGTTGTGTCTGATATCGATTCTCGATTTACAGACAATATTGAGGTCGGTGGGTTATTGCTATGTCAGAACTCAACCGAAAATATGCAAGCTAGAAGGGATGCACAGAATGAGATGGCGACAAGTCAGATGCATGCTGTTGATAACTCCTACTTGCGTAACTCAGACCCTCGCATGCCCGTTCTGAATCCTGAGCGGTCTACGCGGACTTCGTTTGGCAAGTAACCTTTCGGGGGGGCTTGCTTGGTTGAAACTCAGATGATGAGGAAAGAGCTATGGCTACAACAGCGGCTCCTTATGGTCTCCGTCCAGTAAAACGTGCTGACGGAATGCCATACGCTGGGGCAACGTCCCAGTATCTCATCGACCCTGCTGGTGAAGCAACTAATCTATTCTACGGGCAAGTTGTTATCATTGGGGCCGATGGGTATATCGCGCTGGCTACAGGTACAGGTATGGACCTGACCTCTAACAGCATTTCAGGCACTTCAGGCGTAGGCGGCATCGGCGTCTTCGTCGGTTGTGAATATGTAAACTCTTCAGGTCAACGTGTTCAAGCACAGTACTATCCGTCTGGTACAAACAGCAATAGTACTAAGATTACAGCCTATGTTGTCGATGATCCAAACGTACTATTCCAAGCGCAGCTTGATGGTGCAGGAGCGCAGACAATCATTGGCACGAACACAGGCTTCGCATCAGCGCAGTCTACCTCAACTGGTGATACAGTTACAGGTAACTCTACGTCTGCACTAGATGCGACTGTTCAAACCGCAGCGGCTGCATTCCGCATCGTTGCTCATGTTTCTGACGCTAGTGATGCGTATCCAGATGTACTTGTAAAGTTCAATCCTGGCGCTCACCAGATGACGAACAATGTTGGCTTATAAGGAGTTAAATAATGGCTATTTCACGCGCCCAGCTCCTTAAAGAGCTATTACCTGGTCTCAATGCGTTGTTTGGACTTGAGTACGATAAGTACGAAAATGAACACGCAGAGATTTACGAAACTGAAAACTCAGAGCGTAGCTTTGAGGAAGAAGTAAAATTGTCCGGGTTTGCTGCAGCCCCTGTGAAAGCAGAAGGTGCATCAATTTCTTACGACAATGCACAAGAGTCGTTCACCGCTCGTTACAACCACGAAACGGTTGCAATGGGCTTTTCTGTCACTGAAGAAGCGATGGAAGACAACTTGTACGACTCACTATCTGCTCGTTATACAAAAGCCTTGGCTCGTGCCATGGCGTATACCAAGCAGGTTAAAGCGGCTTCTTTGTTGAATACAGGTTTTGACACCTTTAAATCAGGTGACAATGTGTTCTTGTTCGCAACCAACCACCCAACAGTGGAAGGTGGAACAAACGCAAACAAACCTTCAACAAATGCTGACTTGAACGAAACTTCACTTGAGCAAGCAGTTATCGACATTGCAGCGTACACTGATGAACGCGGCCTGTTGATTGCGGCACGTCCACGTAAGTTGATCGTTCCACCTGCGCTTATGTTCGTCGCAACTCGCTTGCTGCAAACAGAGCTTCGCACAGGTACAGCGGATAACGACATCAACGCATTGCGTTCGAATGGTTCGATCCCAGAAGGCTATCGCGTCAACCACTATCTGACTGACGTAGACGCCTTCTTCATCACCACAGATGTTCCAAACGGCATGAAGCACTTTGTGCGTACTGCAATGCAGACATCTATGGATGGTGACTTCGATACAGGTAACGTGCGCTACAAAGCGCGTGAGCGTTATTCATTCGGTGTATCAGATCCGCTAGGCATCTACGGATCACCAGGTGCATAATTAGTTCAATAGAACTTTTAGAGGGGCGGGTTTACTCGCCCCTTTTCTTTTTGAAAAAGTGTGGTATCCTGTTTTCATCCCTGACAGCCATTGGCTGACACACCCAAAGACAGGAGATCAAAATGGGTCTAACTACCTTTTCAGGTCCCGTTCGTTCTGAACGCGGATTTACTGCTGTAGGATCAACCGCAGTCGTAGCAATCACAGCAGAAACAACTCTCACATATGCAGACCACGTAGGACGCATTATTGAAATCAATGATGCAGACGGTGCGGTTACGCTTCCAGCAATCACCAGCGACACCATTGGCGCAACCTACAAGTTCTTTGTAGGCACCACTGCTTCTGACTTGGATATCAAAACAGATGGCACAGATAAGTTTGTTGGCAATCTCGTTCTTGCCGCCGCCGCCACTTCTCAAGCTAGGGGTTTCGCTCCTGCAGCAAGCAACGATGTTATTTCTATGAACGGCACCACTACAGGTGGTATTGCTGGTTCTGTTGTGGAAGTCACAGCAATTGCAACTGCAGAATATCTTGTTACTGGCACATTGTTAGGATCAGGCACACTCGCTACTCCGTTTGCTGATAGCTAATAGGAGTAAGATATGCGTTCTGATGTACAATCGAAACGTGTTACTGGAACGGGGTCACTCAGTGTTGGCCCCGCTCGAATCCGTCAGATCCAAGTATTAACAACTACTGGATCTCCTAGATTGACGATTACTGATGGTAACGGTGGCTCTACAGTTCTTGATCTGGACTTTATTGCATCTGACTCTCACTCAGTAAATATTCCGTCTGACGGTATTCGTGTCAGTGACGTGTACGTTTCTGCATTTACTAACATCACTGCTATGACGGTGTTTTATAACTGAGGTGAGTTATGGCTGGAAATGATGTATTATCTGCGCATTCTCACACATCTGCGACACTAATAGGTCGTAGGTGTAGGCTTAGGGG